CCCCGGAGCACGTCCAGGGCGAAGGTCAGCGCATAGCAGCCCGTCCCCACGCAAAGCAGGTAGGCCAGCAGCGACACGCCGAAGCGGTAGCGCAGCGGCCCACGGCGAAAGGTGGCGATGCGCACGCAGATGGCGCTGCAGATTGAGGCAGCGGCCAGGGTCCAGGGATCAACCATTTCGACCTCCGAAGCGGTCCGCGATGAAGCGGAGCCAACCAGGCGTCTTTCCTCCCTGCACCCACTCCAACAAGCTGGTGCCCACTACGACGCAGAACAAGGCGCCGGCGAAAGCGACCAGGCCAGACGTCTTGGCCCACTCGCGCCCTATGATTTCGCTGGCGACGTAGTACCCCACGATCCATGAGGCGATGAAGTAGCCGATGCGCGCCAGGGCCGAGAGGTCTTTGGCGTACACCACGAAGAACATGGCGCCGGCGAAGGCACCGATCACCGCATTCATGTCCACACCAGGAACCAGGGCGGACGCGGAAATGCCGAACAGGCCGGCCGCCGCGAAAGCGCCAGTGCTGGGCTCGGCCATAGGTGATCTCCAGGAATAAAACGCCGGCGGGGTGGCCGGCAGAGGGAGCTGCTGGGGAGGCAGCGGAGCAATCAGAAGTACAGGGCGAAGGCGGCGATGCCGACGACGATGGCCACAGCCAGGTAGCCAAGGCCTTTCACCAGACTGACGTCGTTGTGATCTGCGGACATTTCCAGGCTCCAGAAACAAAAAAGCCCGGCCAAAAGACCGGGCTACGCAAGGTTCCTACCGTTGGGCAGGCGGGCGCTCATCACGCCCGAGAGAAATTATCTACAAGCCGAAAACGAATTCAAGACCCAAGAAAAAGCCCCGGCGTTTCGGCCAGGGCTTCATGATCTTCAGTTGCGCAAAATCCGCAGAATGAGGAAATTTTGTTGCATGGTTGCACCGATGTCAAGCGGCCACATCAAGCAAAACACCCTCAGAGCGCAATATCTCCTCAGAATGGCCGACAGCCTCCTTAACCATGCCATCCAGGCACTCTTCGATCTGTCGGCGCCAACGCCAATAGGTGGTGCGGTTTAGCCCCTGATCGTCCCAGGTCTCCATGTCGTAGAAGCGCTTGGGCAGCACGATCATGTCGGTGGAGCGCTTCACGTACTCATTCCGGTCGCAGGAATCCGACATGCCCTGCAGGCCGCCTTCCTGGTACGACTTGAGCCATGCGCGAGAGCGTGCCTGATCACGGGCAGCACGGCTGATCACTTCCCGGCCGGAACTCGCCTCCATCCCCTTCAGTGGCGGAATAGCCCAGGCTGTCACGGCCTTTTCCAAGAACAGCCGTGGCGCATGGGTGGCCACGAGAGGAACCAGCTTGCCGATGGAATCCACCTTCCTTCCCTTGTGGGTGCTGTAGCGAGCCAGCAGCGCAGCCCAATGCCGCGGCTTGAGCTGGCTGTGCAGCCGGGAGAACACCCAACAGTCGGCCTCCTTCCGGCTGATCGTCTCGCCGCCAGAGCGGAACAGCGTGGCCAGGTCCAGACCATCCTGGTAGCCAGGCCGGTAGAGCTTCTGCCATGCCTGCTTGCTGGTGTTGTCGATGGTCTCGGCCGCCAGGGCTGAGACAATTGCCGCGAGTGTGCTGGTGTAGATCATGGTTTCTCCCCCAAGTAACCCTGAATCGTGTCCTTTGCGGCGGCAAACCCCTTGCAAACCACCGCCATGAATCCTTGTGCATTGAGCCAGTCCAGCCAGTCGGCCTGCTCCGGGCTCAGCTGGCCGCCCTTCTCCCGCTTCATCTCTATGATCAGCCCGGCGAAGCCGTGGCGCGGAGTGAGCAGCTGCAGGTCGGGCACGCCGGCGCGAACGCCCGAGGCCTTGAGCTTGCCGGCCGTGGCCTTGTTGCGATGGCCGCCGTTCGGGACCGCGGCGAGGCGGCCGCGCAGGGCCGGGTACTGCAGGTCAAACCAGGCGATGAGCGCGATCTGGTCCTCGTCCTCGGTCGGGACCGCTCGGACCGCCTTGGCCTTCATCCGGCGAGCTACCGGGAAGGCTGTCATGCCGTCACCGTCTTCAATGCCCCGCAACGTGAACAGGTACAGGTCTCCAGGCGTTCGCCCAGGCTGTACCAGGTGTAGCCGGCGCCCCAGCGGCAGCCGAGCAGCAGGCAGCGGATGTTCATACGGCCACCTTCGATGCAAGCCAGGAAAGCGCCCGGTTGTACCAGCGCTGGTGATCCTTCATCTCGCGCTCGGCTTGGATGCGTTGCTTGGCGCGCTGCTGTCCGTGCTGGAAGCCCTGGCCGTAGTGCACCATGAACGGGTGGCGACTCCAGCGGAAGCCGTACCCCCAAGCGCCATCGCGAACGCCTTGCTCATAAGCCTCACGCTTTCTCTGTGCGGTCTTGCTCATCACTCCTTCCCCTTGGGCAGAATCCCTGCCTCTTCCAAGATGCGGCGGTTCCGCGCGACGTATTCCTTCAGGGTCATGCCGTCTCGGTCTCCCACTCGAGCTTCGCCGGCATGGGCGGGATGGTTTCCAGGCTGTGCAGGTTCAGCAGGGTGAAGTAGCCGCCCCGTTCTGCGGGAAGCCAGCCGCCGGTGTCGATGTGGATCACGTTGCCGAGCACGGCCGGGCTGCGCACCGGGGTATGGCCGACCACCACGGCGAGGATGTCGGGGATGCCGGTCCGGTCTTCGCGCTCGATGCGGTCTCGGGACCACTGGCAGCAGTCCTCGACACGTTTCTCATGCGCCCTTCCAGGCAATCGCGCAGCATCGCCCAGGTGGGCAGCGGGCAGTCGGCATGCACCAGTCCAATCAGGCCGGCGGGCGTCTGCACCTCGATGGCAATGGGCGGGGCGGCGAACTGCGCGGCGATTTCCTGCTGCTCGCTGCTGGGCAGGCCGAGGAACCAGGCCCCGCCGTTGGCCATATAGATGCCTTGGTCAACCCGACCGATTTGCACATGGCGGACGGCGATGTCTTCGTGGTTACCCTGGACGGCAAAGAACCAGGGCTTGGCCAGCCACTCCAGCACCTGCTCACTCTCCGGGCCGCGGTCCACCAGGTCGCCGACCGAGAACAGCCGGTCCACCGCCGGGTCGAAGCTGACGGCATCCAGGGCGGCCTGCAGTCGGGTGAAGTGGCCATGGATATCGCCCGCGGCGAAATCGCGGCCTGCGGTGTTCACTGCGAAGTGCTTGAGCTTGCTCATGCTGGCTCACCTGCGAGTCGGCCGGCGCTGCAGTAGAACTCGCCGTGATGCGCCTTGCAGAACTCCTCGTAAGCCCGACTGGCCATTTCTGCGCAATCAAACAAGCCGAGGTGATGGCTTTCCCCGCTGAGCTTGGCTTGCGCCTGCCACTTCCCGCACTTTCTGTTCCACGTCACACCCTTGAATCCAGACGTGTTGCTTGGGCGCATCCCCGTGTTCTTTCCGTTCTGGGTCGGTGTTGCCTCTCGAAGATTCAGCAAGGAGTTGTTGGATCGGACGCGGTCCTTATGGTCAAGGTCGATTGGCCAATGCCCGTAGGAGTAGAACCAAGCGAGACGATGCGCTGCGTACTGTTTGCCGAGAACCTTTATCGTCCAGTAGCCGTCTTTCTTGTTGAGGTGGCCTGCCTGATCTCCAGCCTTTACTCCAGCAGGACGATTCACGAGCCAAGTGAAAAGCCCGGTGTCCGGGTCATAACTCAGCAGTTCCTTGAGTTGTTTCTGGGTCAACATTTCAAGCCACCTTCCCTTCCTTGATCAGGATTGCCTGGGTACGAATGACGCCTTCCAGGTGCGCCAGGGCGGCGCTGTCGGCGTCGATGCGGCGGGTACGTCGGTCGATTTCGTCATGGCACGAGGAGCAGGCCCAGGCGCCGAGCAGGTCATGCGGCTTGATGCCCATGCCGCAGGTGCCGGCCAGGCGGTAATGCGCCAGGACGGTGGTTTCCGGGTTGCCGTTGCAGATGCCCGGGATGCGCACCTGGCATTCGCGGCCACGGGCGGCCTTGGTGAGCTTGCTCATGCCACGTCCTCCCACTGCTCAGGCATCTGCCCTTTCGGCTCCTTCCAGATCACGCCGCGCTCGGCGCCGAAGGCGTACATGAACTCGATCAGGTCGCCCAGCTCAGCCACGCTCATGCGCTTGGTGCTGACCCCGAGCATCACCACGCCCCCGCTGATCCCGGCGGCCATGCGCACTTCCTGGCGGACGGCAGCGGTCATCAGCGCCTTCCAGTCCTCGCTGTCGAGCTTCTGCATCACGCCGTTGACCGGCCACTCCACCTGGCGCGCGATGTCCGCCAACATCGCCCAAAGCTTGGCGTTCTGCTCCAGGGTGCGGCGGCTCTTGACCGGTCGGACGATGATCTCGACGGCGTTGTGCGGCGCCAGTTCGGTGGCGAACAGGTAGGCCAGCTTGCACACGTCGCGGACGCGGTTGATGCCGGGCGCGAAGAAGTGGCGCGGCTTGAATTTGAGGACTTCACCCATCTTGGCGCCCTCCCTTGCTCATGGCGGCGTCAACCTCGGCATCGAGGTTTTCCCGGCTCGGACAGAAGGAGCCCAGCTTCACTTGGTCCTTTGGGTTTCGCACTACGGCCAGGGGGCCGTCGAACCAGTGCATCTCGCGAAGGGTCCGATACCGCTCCGCATCCTTACGCAGGCCTTCGTTCTCCGCGATCAGCGCCAGGATGGCCTGGGGGTTGGCGGCAGCGATGTAGCCCGCGATTTCCTCGTGCGGAATCCCGTTGTAGCCAACGCCGTGCCACACCACGACACACCCCTGAGCGTCATCCACCCCGAACGTCTGGCGCGGATGCGGCTCATACTCGGGACCAAGTCCGTCGCGGTGAACGGCCCACCGCCCGGGCTTAACCTGCTCTGCAGCTTCTGCCAGCCGCTTTAGCTCGTTCCAGTCACGCATGGATCACCTCCCGCATCGCCGCCTCGGCGGTCATGGCCGGCATCTGCCATTCGTAGGCGCGGTTGAAGCAGAGCGGGTCCATACGCAGGTAGGTCGCACCTACTTCGCTCACGGGCTCGATCTGGCCGCGGATATCGAAGAAGGCATCGCCGACCTTGGTGATGACGTGGTTGCTGTCGTACCAGGGCTCCGCATCGGGGAAGGCCTGCTTGATGGCCAGGAACACCTTGAAGCAAC